TGAATGCATGGATTTGTCGGTAAGATAGAGATGAATTATGAGTTTCTCATAATTGTTACCTCCGGGATACAAACATCATCTGACGATAGTCAGAATCTGTCACAACCGATAAAGGCCTTTCCAACCTGTAGGTCGGGAAGGCCTCTGGTAAACGCCTCCTTTAGGGGGATGTTTACTAGGTCGTCATCCTCAAGACTATCGTCTTCAGGATTGCCGATAAACACAGGGATTTCTAAATTAATATTTAGAAACCACTGTGGACCAAGAGACTCCATAGCTTTTGCTATGTGTTCTTTTGTTACATCTTTGGTTATTCCATAATGGTTTAACCCAAGATCTTCACACTCATCCCATACCTTTTGGTATGTGCGAGTGTAGGGAACGGTGTTAAAAATATTTAACTTTCTGTTCCCTAAGAGCAGTTCCTGAAAGAGGTTTCCTCTAACGGACCACTCTACGAATTCGCGAACGGAAAAGTATCCTTTTCCTTTTGCTTGAAAAAGTATTTCGCGATTCGAAAGACTTTCGTGATAAAACTCTTGTTTTATTTCCGCGAAACTCTTAAGTTCAACTACATCGGGATATTTCTCAATGAAGTCTTGAACTTTTTCCCTTAGAAGAGCTGATAGTTCAACTCCTCGCTGGGAAATGTTACGGTTCAACCTCGAAAATAATCGAAGTTCATCCGTAACATCAGCCCCACTAAGTATCTTCGATAGAAGCCACTTGTGAGGCTCAGGGCTTTGTTCCCAAGCTCTACTGAGCTCGTCAACAAAGCCTAAACCATACCCACCAACGATAGTTGGGAGATGGATGGCTGCGTATGCCCTCGGATGAAGCACCTTACTAGGTAGCAGCGGTCCCATACGATTGATAAAAAGATTCCTAATGGAAACTATTTTATCATAAGTGTAGTGAATGTTGTCGATAGGCAACCATTCAAGCACTTTTACAAGCTGTGCCGATTTACCAATCGCCACATTCTTGTTGTCTTTTAGAATAAGGGTCGATTGACCTCTTTCCAAAAGTCTTACCTTTATGGAGTCTATTATTATAGAATCGCGATAGCGATCGAGATGGATATTCCCGCCAACATAAAGTAGACGGTGTTGCAAATTATCCAGGTTTATTAACCTTTCGCAATACCGTACACATATGCGTGAACAACCATGTTGTCCAGGCTTAATGTGAGAACCTGCTCTCAGATGATAATCTGTGATCAGGTTCAAGTAGGGTAGAGGTCCCTTTGCTAAGTGATCGTCTCCCCCTACATGGAAGAACCTCCAGCCCTTATTAGGACTGGCATGTTCTCCGTCCAGCACGTCTCTCCTATTATTATAGGTGAGAAATGCTGCCTCCTCAATCGCTAGATTAAGGAGTGTCAAGCTGGGTTTGGCGATAGCCTCTCCCATCATGATACCTGTTGTAGATATGACAGTAGTCATCTCGTCCAACAGCACTGCTCTAGGTCCAATAGTACCTAAGACCAGTTCCACGTATTCTGAGAGTTTATCAATCCTCAGATATCCGTGTAGGAACTCCCTGAGCATAACTTTTGTTAGCTCAAAGTGCTGAGTGTTGGTAGCGTCCGATAGGTCGCTACTCAACACTGCATGATCATCCTCTAAGGAAATATCCTTGAGGCGGATCATCTGCCTACAAGCATCCCAAGCTTGGTCCTGTCGGGCAAAGCTTGAGAAAGCGCTTGGATGCATCCGTAACCCGTCCACTAATAAGTGGGCGAGCGGAGCTTGTAACACGTTTACCCAATAGGGCGAAAGCGTTACAATGCGTGCCTTGTTTCCCATCTCTGGGACAACCTGCGCGCGAAGTACGATCGGAAGAGGCTCTAGCTCCTTCCAAGCGACGTACATTACATGACGTCCGGTAACTCTATCGAGTCCGGCGAAATGTAAACCAGATTCAACGGGGAAACCCCGTTTAATCTGTTCAAGATACTCCAACGTACTATTGTACATTGGATCATCTTTGTCACGAAAAAGAGTCCGCCATAGCGGTTTTCCTTTAACGTGATAAGCAATACCGAAAGGAGTTTTCTCCTCTAGATCTTGCTCAGGGACCCTAGTTAGTATTCTAACCAAGGCGTCTCTAACGGCGGCGGCCTGAGCTCCTTTGGAGCAGGGATAGTCGCGTTCACCCGATGATGTCACACTTACGTGTGCTACATGGTGGGGCGAAGGAAATTTGCGGATTCTGCAACAGATTCCACCAATTCTCCTTGCGGCCTTCCCTAGATCCGATAGGACCTCAGGGCTCGGTCGAAAGTCCGTCTCAAGTACCTCTCGGAACTTGGTCAGGGCTTTAATCTCAGTCTGCAGACCCATATATGGCATCTGCCGCGATGAGATCAGATGAGCCAACTGTTGTAACAGTAGTTGACTCCTCTCGCCGGTCATTAACTTGCTTACGCAAATTAACCCGTCAAGTCGTTTAAAAATATTATTATATTTAGGAACGACTAAAGGCCCAATAGTTTGGGTCTTTGAGACAGTGTGGAACAAATATGTTCCCCACTCCTTCCAGTCGTCAACCAAAATCGATAGATTATGGGTGCCGACTGAGAGTATTTTTCTAACCAGTACTCTGATTAGTTTATACTCTGGCGAGTCCATTAAGAATATTTTCTCATTGGCCAGCCAAAGAGAATCTACGACTCCAGATATGAAGTCTTCGATTCTTAAGAGTGTAGTCCTCGGTCTATTGACCAAGGCCTGAACTCTTCGAGGACCTAACCCGATATCACGGGTTAGTAGTCGAGTAAGACCTTGCTGTTGCAAGGTCTTCCAGTAAGGGACCCTGGTTTCCCAGGGCATATCCCTTATTGACTGTCCTCGGTACTTCTCCAATAGGAGAGACCCCGAAGGCAGGTGGTAACAATAGTTACTACCAGAGGGTGTCAGTATAGGCAATAGCCTATACCAACCACGGGCACCTTCTATCTTACCAACACAATCCGAAAGGTTTTGTGCTTGGATAAGAATAGAACGATCCATGCTATGAACGAT